TATATATATATATATATTCTGTCTAACATACAACTAATGGTTCTTTAAGATTTGATGTATTATAATAAACAACTGCCTCCGTAATAATTGGGGTTGAACTTGATGTTGATGTTGTATGATAACCAATATGAGTATTTTTTACACTAATTTTACCATTATTATAATCTTCTGGAAAATAATAGTTTAAATTTTCAATAACCTTACTTGTTCCATAATAAGGATGAATTAATTTCGAATGATTAGTAAAATTATGACCCAATGTAATACATTTTAAACCATTAATAATCATAATATGATGATTTTCTAAGACTAATGTAATCATGCTTGACGATGGATAACTATATGTGCTAAATAATTCACCAGGAAAGCACCATGTTTCTGTTTTTCCATGTAATCCAATTTTAATAGGATGCCATGGCGTAATTAACACACCATTAATATTTGCATAATCTCTATAACCAGATTCAATAAGTGTTTCTACAACACACAGCACTTTTGCCCCAACAATTTTATTGTTTTCATCAATAGATTTAATAATATCAAACTTTTGTACATCTTTTAAAAGCTTAGATGTTCCATCAAACATAGCAATTTTACAATATGAATCAACACATCCACCATGCGGGTCATTGTAAGATGCCATTGAAATAGGTGCTTGTGGTGCTAAATTTAAACTCCTATAAAACATGTTTCCGCTATTTTGTTGAACAACTAATGATGGTTTAGGTGCTTCAAGACTATTGAAAATATCACTTGACTTATCTACGAGTGCTTCAAAGACTTCTCCACCAAACATACAACCTTCATCTTTAAAATTTGGTTTAATTTGTTGATTAAGAGAACGCGAAAGTTGGTCTAAATAAAATTCTCCCCAACGCCTAAAATATTTTGTATCAATTGCCAGTTTAACTTGCCCAATATTTGCGAAGTCTCCTTTAATATTTTTGAGAAGACCATCTACAAAAGGTTGACTATGCGAGCATTTGTTTTCTTCTAATAATTTTACTAAGTCATTATAATTTGCCTCAGTGCTTAGTAAATTGTTAATTCTATTAGAGTTAATCATTTTTCTAATATATTCAACACTTGTAGCCCTGTAAATATGACTATTTAAAGCAGGATTATTTACACAATGAGCAATAGAATCCACATTTACACTATGTACAGATGACGTATAGGATTTTCCTTCAATAGTATATGTATAATAATAATCAAAATCCAACTTATCTTCAAAATTTAACACAATGTTTCGTTCTTGTTGAACTTGAACTGTTCCAATATCATAAATATATTTTTGATTAATTGGGTCATAATTATAAGCAAAATCACCAACTAATAAATTATTAAATGAAGCACTATTAGTTTGTTTAGGAGTAATATGAAGTTGTAAATTCATAACTACACTACACAAGATTGTTGCAATAAAATTACAAAACACAGTAGCAATCATATTACCATCTGGAATGTGTGCGTTTCCACCATTAGAATATTTGGCAATATCATATAATAAAGTTGTTTGTAAATTGTATCCAAAACCAAATGTGTAAATTGGAGTTGTAAAATTCTTATTTTTTTTTAATCGCTTCAGTGTTTCAACCTCTCCTTGTGCCGGTGAAACATTAGGAATTCCATCTGTAAGCATTAAAATAGCACTGTTTCTTGTTTTATCATCACGACCATCTAAAATTTGTAATGCTTTCTCAAGTGCCCCCCAAATATTTGTTTGACCTCCTGGTCTAATGGAATTAATAGAAGTCATAATTTGAACTTTATTTGTTTCAGTAGCGTACATAAGAGGAGTGACAATATCAATAATATTATCAAATTTAATAATACATATGCGGGAATGCGAATCTAATGTTTGAACGACTGTTTTTGCCGAATGATTAACAATATCTTGGATTGATAGTCCATTTTCCATATTTTGACCATTTCGGTCTTTTGCTTCGACTTGTGAATGCATTGAACCAGAACGGTCAATAATTAGCACAATATCTTGTGAAAGATGACCAGAACTTAAATCTTTAGGAAAACTATCATTATTTACATTAAATGTTAAAATTAGTTTATTATTGTTTTTACTGATAGTATGGTCTAAAATAATAGGTTTACTTGATGGGTCTTCATTTGATTGCTTTGATTGACTTGTTACACTTGATTGACTTGTCAATGTTTGATGGTATTTATCACATAAATATCTAAGCGCCACATTTACTTTTAAATCGGTAAATCTCATAGGCGCGCGTGTAATCGGTGATTCTTGTTTAATAGTCAATGCGCTAATAATAGCACTACGCTCATATGTATTTCCATCATTGCCTTGAACGGGATCTGTCATAACACAGCAAGTAATAGGGCAAGTAATAGCTTGAATAATAGTATCATTATTAAAGTGTTCCATGTTTGAATTGATTGATTAATTGATTGTTAAATGATTTTAGAAAAAACTCATTTCAATTTTTTTGTAACATAATAAAAATATATATATATATACTATAAATGCGAAAAACCAAAAATAATAGAAAAAGATGTATAAACTATTTAGGGAAGTCTAAAAGAAGAGGACGAGGAATCGGCTGTTCTAAACCAGCGCAAAAATCTAAATCGCGTAGTAAGTCTAAATCGGGTAAATCTAGACGTTCTAAAACACCAGAAACAGGAGCTAGATACATAGATATATATGAAGATAATATAGTTGCAGCAAAAACTAAACATAAAAGACTAATTGAGCAACTTGATAAGCGAGATTTAACAGATAAACAGAAATATAAACTGCGTTTAGACAACGCATTAGAGCTAAATAATACACTATACGAGCTACAAAGAGCAGAAATGTTGCGATTAGAGAAATTAGGGCTTGATGGCCCGGCGCGCGGTACACGTAGCCAAACGCATAGTCCAGATTCTACAGCAGTAAGGCATCCATACCTTGCCAATGTAATAAAAGATAAAAAATATACAGAAACTGCTATTAAATGGAATAAAGCTGCGTTAAAACGATTTAATGATGGAACAGACGAAGATTATAAGGAACTTCTTAGAAACAAACCAGGATGGGATAATGAACGAATGGCACCCGATATGTTAGCCGCGTAAATTATTTATAGTTTGTAGTTTGTAGTTTTTAGTTTTTAGTTTTTAGTTTTTAATATTTAGAATTTTTTATTTAAAAATTGATTTATTATTACACTAGCTTTGTTTATAGTATAATAATAATATGGACTTCTCAAAATTAACTAAATCAGAGCTTCTAATAAAATGTGAAGAACTTAGAATTAAAAAATGTAAATCTAAAAGCAAAGATGATTTAGTTAAATTACTTGAAAGTTTGTCTAATAAAAATGGCGAAGCCCCAGTTAGCATTGGCGAAGCCTCTGTTAGCACTACAACTATAAATAATGCTAGCATAATTCCTAGCATAACTATAAAAAATATGTGCGGACTAGAATACTTAAAAACATTAGATCCCAATTCTATTGATTTAATATTAACAGACCCACCATATATTATATCTAAAACAAGTGGACTAGATAAACATTATAATAATGTTAAATATAATGAAGAAAACAATATTAATGAAGTTAAAACAGAAGAACAATGGATTAACTATAAAGAGCAAAATAATATTGAAGATGATTCGCAAAAAAACAATTATATAAAATATGGCTCACTATATGGAAAAAAATATTGTGTAAAAACTGATTATGGAGATTGGGATAGTGATTTTACTTTGACTATTTTAGAAAAATTTATTGAGCATTATTATAAAGTATTAAAAAAGGGAGGCACATTAATAATTTTCTTTGACTTATGGAAAATTACAAACCTAAAAGATTTACTAGAAAAATATAATTTTAAACAAATTAGATTTATTGAATGGATTAAAACTAATCCACAACCTAGAAATAGTAAAGTAAATTATTTAACAAATTGTAGAGAGATCGCCCTATTAGGTGTTAAAGATGGCTGTCCTACATTTAATAGTACTTATGACAACGGAATATATTATTATCCATTACAAGGCGGAAAAAATAGGTTTCATCCTACACAAAAAAGTTTGGCACTATTTGAAGAACTCATAAAAAAACATTCTAAAGAAGGCGATACAGTATTAGATACATTTTTGGGGTCAGGAACTACAGCACTAGCATCCAAAAATACTAAACGCAACTTTAAAGGATGCGAAATTAGTAAAGCATATTATGATAAAATAGTATCACTCTTATAAATATAATACTTACAAATTGCTAATTGTAAAATGCTCTTCAAACAGTGTAAGCAATTTTTCAAAACACCAACGAAATTTAATACAATCACGTTTATTATGAACTTGAAATTCACCAATAGTTATTCCATCTATGCTAATAGATGAACTTTCATTCCATAATTTATTTTTTACATTATGACTGAAATTAATAGCATAATTTGACCAAGTTATATGCTCTTTTAATACTATAAGCGCCAATAAATTTTTATGTTTATTATAATAGAGTATAGGACAGTCAAAAGTATGCGCACTATAGACTTGCAATAAATTAGAAATATTATTTATAATATAACTTTTTATTTGCTCTAAACTGGTAGCTGGGTCAATTTCAAAAAATTCACAAAACTTTTTGCGAGAGGGTTGTCCTAATACTTGCGGACAAACTTTACCATCTTTTTTGGTTGTTTTAGCACTTAAATGGATTGTAGAGTCATTTATACATTCAAAATCATATTTATTTCCACGACTAGCACAATGTTTAATAGCATACGGAAACACATTTTTAAGATTGTTAAGTCTATTTTTGAGAGAATGGGCTTGTTCTAAACTATATTTGTAATTTCCATCATATGATGTATCATAATATAAACAAATAGCCATCTCAAATATTTTACCTAAATCTTCAGTAAGCACTTTTTTGGTTGTTGTTGTTGTCATTGATTATGTATGTTAATAGTATTATTATAGTACTATTTATACTATATTCAATTTTATTTATACATAGTATTGTATTATTTAAAAATTGATTTATTATTATACTAGCTTTGTTTATAGTATAATAATAACGAGATAGAGAGAAGCTAGTCTTTTATGTTATATAGTTCTTCGTTTGCCTGATTAAAATAGATTGTCCTATATTTTTTCATTGTAGCGTCTTTAATTCGTCTTGTTTTAAAATAATTGCTTGTTTTATTTTCTTTTAACAATTCTATTATAAAATAAAGCGCATACATACCACATTGGCCATCATTATATTGATGAGTAAAACCTTCATTGTCGTCTACTTTTAATATTATATTTTCGTGTTGTGCTTGTTGTTCTACTCTATTAATTAATACTTTTATTTGCTTTGGCATTTTTGTTCCATTACTATCAAAATAAAATATAAACTTTTTATCTAAATCAATAAATAGCGCAATCCAATGTTTTCCGGGCTTATCGTGTGTATCAGTATTAAAAATGATTCCTATTTTGGTTATCTTTTTTTGAATATATTCTTTTAAATTAAAATTACATAATTGTTCCCACACACATGTTGAAAATACTTCTTTAGTATCAAAGTCTATTGGACTAGGGCCAATAAACTTAAAATTGGGATGCGATTTTTCATATTGGTTCATTATTTTTGTTATATCAACACTAGAAAGCCATGTAGATGGATTTGTTATCCACGTTTTTGGTGAAAATGGTTTAAATATTTCTTTTATTAATAATTCGCTGTTGTTAATAGAAGACAACTTGCTTTTTTTAAGCCAACACAGTTCATCATAACACTCTTTGCTTAGCTTGTTTTTGAAAAATTGCCATATTTCTTTACTGTTATTTGTATTAATCTTTTCATCGCTATTGTTATTCCATAGCTCTTTAAATGTTTGTAAATTAGTGCGGGAATAGCAAGTATAATCTTTAAGTTCTGGGTCACTATTATTAGTTTGTGGAGCGCATTTTAATCTTTTAAATTTTTGTTCTTTATGTTTTCTTACACTTTTGATGCGCTTGCTTAAGTTACGTCGTGACCGCCTATTTTTTCTCGTTTTACTAAATGACAATTTGTTATATAAATTATTTTTAAAAGTCATAGCACTATATAATAAGTATATAATAAGTCTATAAAAAGTTATTAATTAATTTATTCCCACTTTTGTGGGAGAATTTTCTTATATAGACTAGTATTTGACTTTTTAGTAACCATTAAATCTATATTGGTTAATTTTTTTGAACTTGAACTAGTAGATGACATTAATTTTAATGTTTCATTTACAATATTAAAGTCATTGCTATTTAATGTTTCTGCCTCTTGTTGTGTTGTTTTATAATTATTTGAATAGTCTTTAAGGTCTTCACATATTAAATTTTGAATTTTTGTTTCTTTAAAATGTACTATTAAATTTAATACATATAGCAAATAATATAGTTTGTGTTTTTCTTGACCTTCTTTATAGTCATTATTTTCTAATAATTCCTTTAAGTTACTATTGTTTGTAGCTACTATTTGTTCTTTAAAGCTATTTATATTTTCATCTAAATTATTATATATTGATTTTAGCAAATAATTATTATTTAGTAAACTATCTATTTTATTTGGCTTAAAGAACCGTTGATGATTTGTTAAATACAATAAATCAATATTGTTTACGGACTCACTCTCTCTTTCATTTTCTTTTTCTTTTTCTTTTTCTTTTTCTTTGCTAGGAACGCTACTAAGAACGCTATTAGGAACGCTACTAAGAACGCTATTAGGAACGCTACTAGGTAGTTGGTTAATTTCTAAATCTAAAGTCATACTATTTTGTGCTTTTGATTTTAGTTTTTTTTTCTTAGCTTTTTTTTCTTCTTTAAGTTCTTTATTCTCTCTTAAATTAGAAAACATTGTTGTATATTATAATTTTTATTTTAAATCTTTTAATTGAACTCGTGTTGAGTTATAAAATAATTCGTGTCCAATTGAATTTGATAAACTAGGATTAAAATCATTAAATCTTGTTTCTTGAAACAATAAACTAGCTTGTAAATTAACATTTTGTGGCAACTCTTCTATTTTAGTTTCATATAAATCACTTGTGCTGTCTGGAATATAACGCGACTGGTCTGCCTTTTGTAAGGCAAAAAATTGGTTGCGTAATGTTGACTCTTTATCTACATTTGAAGCAAATCCACAAAAATGGGGCTTTCGTGTGCCTGGAAAAAAGGTAGAACTTACATCAAACACATTATAATTCGCTATTGGTTCTACTGATTTTAGTACGTTATTAATTGTAGGCATTAATGTATATTTAGTAGAAACTGGTCTAAATGGAAAGTTCATTGTTAAATTGCTTGATGGAAAGTTTCTAGCAAATAGTTCATTATTGATATAATTGTTTTTATCATAATTATTAAATGTTATATTATAAAAATTATTAGGGTCAATCATTATATATAATAAGAACTATAAAATTATTGTTAAATATTATTTATGTTTAATAATATTTAATAAAAAAATAGGGTTAAGTTTTTATGGTTTGAACGACTTATAAGTTTTTACGAGCTATAAGTTTTTAACTACTTATTTACGCTTAGCAAAATTATAATTATTTAAATAATACTTTTTATGTGTTCTTTCGTGTGAATTAAATAATAATTGCGCCCTATTTTCATTCATTTTATTACGCTGGTGTTCGTAATAACTTTTATTTAAATGCATCAGTTTTCTCTTTTCTAATGTTTTTAAATAATTTACATCAAACATATGCTTCATAATATTGTTATTATTGTGTGTTAGCAGAGACAATAACATAAGAGCTGAACTAGCCATATTTTCTATAACATAAAATAATAGTATGTATAACTAATTCAATTTTTTTATATAATTTAGCGTCTTAATTTATTGTCTTGATTGAACAATATAATAAAGATGGCTATTAGATTCTGGTATTGCCTCTTCTTGTAATCGCGTTAAACATGTTTCTAAACAATCTAATGTGTTTTGGCTAAAAGTATGAATTTGAGAATCCAAATGTCTAAAAAAATCATTACGAATATTTTTATGTTTTATCATTTTAGCTACTAAATTTTCATAACTAGTCCAATCATCGGCATTACAATAATTTACTAATGACTGTCTATTGTCACTTCCACTAGGATATTTTGATTTGCTATAGCTTCTTCCTCGGGCGCGTCTTGTAATTATTCTTGTTTTTCTAAATGATTTGCGTTTAACCATATATATTATATTATATTATAAAGTATATTGTTAATTAGCTTTTTAAAACATCATCACATGTTTTATCGTTATTAAACCATATCATTTTTATGGAAGCAATGTGTGCGCTAATAATATCATATGATACACTTAGCGCATATAAACTCATTAATTTATAATAGTCTTGATTTTGAATCCAATTTATTACTTCATAATATACATTATAATTATGTGATATAATTGTAAGGTATGGTATAAAATATTGAATATTTCTAGCACCCACACTTTCAAGTTGAGACCAATGAAGTTGTTTTCCAAACAACTCGTAATTATAATTGTCTAAAATATATTCGTCCATAGTTTCATAAGTCTTAATGTCAAAATTATATAAATCTAAATATTTTATAATATTGGCCTCATCCATAACAATCGCTTTAATAGCATTATACATAGCAAATAGTGTTTCTTCTTTAAGCATAGTATAGTCTAAGTTTGTTTGTTTATTTATTTGTTTATTTATTTGTTTATGTTATTCAATTTTATATTTATGTTATTTATGTTATTGATAATAAAAACCATTATAATCTTGTTTTTTATGTTTTGTTAGTTCTTTGTTTATTTCAACAATACATTCACTTGTTGCTGTTACATATATGTCGGGTATAAAAGCATGTATAAATGCTTTAAAAAAAGATAATAATAATATAAAAGCATAATGTAAAGAAACAAACATATGTTCAAAATAACCCATTTTCATTTCGTCTAAATGAGTAGAATGAAAAAACATTTGCTATAACATAGCAAAACAAATTAACTTTAAACTATTTGTTTTAACTTTTTATTTAAAAAATTGTTATATATGTGATATAACGTATAACTTGAATATAATAATATAATTAAACTACCTACTAACTTTCGCGATACATTATAAGGCCAATATGGTAAAAAATATGTTATTGCTAATGCCAATAAACCA